AACCTAGAGCCATTCAGGGCTGCGATCCAATTCTCAGCAAGGAAACTGGGCCCCATCTTCGGAGGTTGGCAAAAGCTGTCCGTGACTCTCTTGACCCAACGATTGATGGTAATTCCACAGCACGTGGGCAACAGATTATTTACACGTGTGGCCTGAGCAATGAAGAAATAGGCCGTAAATTTTCAGCCGCGTGTGACCAGATTCGCTCAATGTTGCATCCTGGTGAGCATCTCGTCTTCTTAGAGGACGATCAATCAAGATTCGACATGCATCTTACTGAGGGTCCTTTCTACTTTGCCGCACAGTTGTATGCCAGATTTCTGCCCCGCAGGCTGCGCCGCTTGTTGCGCAGGCATTTCTCACGCGGGCGAAGCCACCTAGGTACAAAATATTCCCTCCCCTATACCATGCAATCAGGATGGCCAGACACCAGTTTTCTCGACACAGTTGTCAACGACATTATGAAATATGCTATCCATGGTTTTGGGGGTCGTTGGATTGCCATTGTGTGTGGGGATGACAGTGTTGTCGTCACCACTAGTGGCGAGCTGGCCAGACTTGGGCGAGAACCAGGAATAACCACGTTGTATGCCATGTATGGAATGGAAGTCACATGTGCTATACGTGATAGTATTGACGACGTTGAATTCTGTTCATCACGCTTTCTCTCAGTCGGCGACTCATATGTGTTAGTTCCGAAGTTTGGCAAGGTGTTTGCCAGACTGCTGTGGGATCAGAAAGACCGCACTGCTAGTAACCAACTCGCCTGGGCTCGTGGCATTGCCACTGTCTTCTCAAACTATGGAAGCGTTGACCCCTTAATGGCAGCCATCGCAACACGCTTGACGCAACTGACTGGTCCTGGAAAAGTTATCTACCCTGAACAAGCGGAGTACATGAATTACTTTGATGGATCTACCGCTGTGCCAATCCTCGACACACTGTATCATTACCAACATCACTATGGCTGGAACACGGCTGACTACCACCACGCCATAACTGTCGTCCAAGGAATGACGCTCGGCTCCAATATCACCGACCCCCTGCTTTGTGATTTTGTTGCCCACGACCACCAATAATCACTCCTTGCAACCTATACCGCAACTTCAACTCCTCCGGTCAACACGCCTTCGGGCTTATGGTTAGAGACAACCTCAGAATGTCTCCTCACACGCCAGCACGTGTGAACATAACTGGCTTACACCCTACTGTAATGGCGCTTTCGCTGCGGGTCACCCCCGCTGCCACTCAAGAGTAAACTTGAAGATAAACATAAATCAATTCCCCGGACGAGAATTTCCCACCATAAAACGGACTTGTCTTTCCTGCGTTATCA